TGTTACTGTCCAATCTGCCATATTAATCTGGTGTTGTATCCCAATTAGTACCAGCTGTACTCGTTGAGCTATTTTGTACTGTTATCGTTACCGCTGCTCCAGAAGGATCTGTATCTGCATTAGTTATATTAGCAAGGCCAATACCTTGAACTGAGAACTCGTTTGTATCTAAATTACTTAATGTAGTAGTATCTCCAGTTGGGTATGCAAAATACTTACCTTCTTTATTTTTAAACTCTAACTCTCCACAAGTCTGTAAGTTTGTGGTTAAGTTATCTACATACCAACCAGCCGTTGTGTCACCTATATTGTAATACTCGCCGTCAGTAACACCATCAACTTCTATTGTACCTTGTTGTGTTCCGTCGCCCGTAGGATCGTTAGTGCTGTTATTAAAAAAGTACTGATCGTTTACGGTATCAAAGTTAGTTATTCTAGCAGCTGAGCCTTCGTAGTTTAAAGTCATAAAGCTTTTAACAACATCTGGCTGCTGGTTAAACAAGAAAGTTATATCTGATACGTTTTGAGTAGCGTAGAAGTTATTTCTTATAGGATTTATATGATGCTGCCATATATGCCCGTCAGAGAACGTATAGTAATTGTTATTCAAACTAACTCCATTTTGTACGCCTCGTATATTTCTATTATTACCTTCTGTCCAAAAAGTTTTAAAGCTAACCCAACCTTGAGATCTTTCGCTATACGATACTGTTACTTGATTATCAGGAGTTAATTGTAAAGGCGTGTGCTTTTGAGTTAACGTTAAGTTGTACTCGTTTTTACGCTCATCGTAAGAACCTAAAGCTCTTTGCACTTGATAACCGCCCTGATTATATCCAGCCATGTAATCTGCAAAGTAGTCTTTCATACCTTTTTCAGATATAGCAGTAACACCTTCTGATGTTACTTGCAAAACTTTACCGCGGTTAACATCTGTAAAATACATCTTATATGGAGTAGTAGCTAACGACTCAGGATTTGTAGATATGCCAAAGTCTCCTTGATACGCGTTGATATCACCTATAACAGCATTACTAGCTACTACTTGAGAGTTACCATCGGCATTAAATAGTATATTTCTATTAGTCGGAGCTCTTAATACTTTGTCTTCACAGAATAAAAGTATTCTAGTGTCCCTAGTTTTTAAAGCTTGTATACTACCGTTTGAAGGGTTTATTTCTTTAGTTATTGGCTCTGCTGCAATAAATTGATTTGTTTCATTTACCTTAGCTACAGCATTATATATTCCAGACCATATTAAGCCAAACCGTCTCCTCTCTTGCCTTAACTGATCGTTAGATACCGTAGCAGATACTTTAACACCGTTGTCCATCTGAGGCGCGTTAAAATCATCTCTTATACGATCTGACTCTAAGCCGTTACCAAAACACCAACAGTTGTTCCATGCTAAAACATGTTTTTGGCTAAACAACATTTGCGATGTATTAACAGTGTCAGGGCCGCCGTGCATGAGCATTGATGTAGCGCCTTCGTTAACGTTTTGTGCTACGATCATAGTTCTCAAGTTATGATCTCTAACTGTGAAAGTAATAATACTACCATTTTGAAAAGGTAGATCTGCGTTAGGATTTTGAGTAGTGTTATTTATAGCCGTTAAGTTTGTAGGTAAAGCTGGAGTAAAATTAATTGAATTACCAGTCCAAGACGTAACAGTATGAACAGTGTTAACGGCTATTAAATCTGTAGTGCTTACTGGTGCTCCACCTATTTCAGCTTGTTGGAATTGAAAACCATTAAACTCAAAAGTAGAACCTATAGGTATGTATTCTTCTTTAGTTTTGTCTGAAAGATGAATAGGTATTAAACCACTAGCTTGATAATAAACATCTAGCTCTACACTTTCTTTTGGTTCTGTTTCCCATATAGCAGCGTTGTCTGTATAAGTATCAGAGTTTACTAATATATCTGATACTATTTCTATAACATCAGGTGTTCCAAGGTTATCATGCCTAAGAGCTCTTCTGAAGTTTGGATCGTTGCCGTCTGTAACAAGGTTTGGATCAGTTCCGTGTATAGGATTATATCCAAAATCTCCGCTACCTATTTTAGGAAATACACGTATTGTAAATCTCTGCCTTCTATTCCAAGGCTGCCAAGATTTTTGATTATCGTCATTACCTTCTACGCTTTTATGATGGAAGTTTTGTATACCCCAACAGCCATCATCAGAGTTTGTTGCCCATTGCGTATTGTCATACGCATATTGTCCGTTTGCAGGATTACTCGACGACGCAAAGCTTTTTGTTGTATATATAGTACCTCCTGGATCGTTTTGAAACCTAAAATTAGTGCCAGGCGTAGTCATTTGCTCTATAAATGCTCTAGCTGCAGCGCTAGATCCAGCACTTGTATCTCCAAGGGCTACGTCAGATAATTTACGTATATTTACTTGAGAACTAAAGCTAGCGTTACCTATTGCTTCTGGGCTATCCCAATCTTCAACTGATAGACCTCCTAAAGGAAAACTACACCAAGACAAGTCCATTAAAGAGTATTGAGGATGAGATCCCCATATACCTCTACTAGGAAAACCATAACCAGTTGTTTCACCGTTTGCATTGTGTCCTTCAGCATCGCTATTTTGACTCCAAGCGCTTCCAGCACCTGCTGCAGAGTTCCAACCTGGAGGATTCCAACCATCGTTGTCAGCCCACATGTAAGTACTGTCAGGAAAAATGTTATGACCGTCTTCAGGATCTGTAGGTCCGTACCACTCGTGATCATCAGCGTTTAAAAAACCAGCGCTTTCGTCTAAAGGATTAAAAATTGTTCCAGGCTTCCTGCTTCTACATCCACTCCATGAAGCAGCAGAAGCCGCATCAATAAAAAATCTATTTTTACCCCACGTGTCGAGCCAAAAATCATATGCGCTCGTTCTATAGGTTTCAATATCTCCAACTCCATTAATTCCAAATATAGCATTTGATGTTACGTTGTCGTATATATTACTTTCACCTTGATAAAAAAGACGAGTTGATTCGTTTGTAACTTCTCCAGATGGAGGATTTGCTATATTGTTTGCTGCGTCACTAGCGTCGTTAGGATTTCCCCAATAGTGTTCGGTAGGGTGATATGCGTTGTATGGATAACGTACATGAGAATACCATCTGCCTGAAGCGTCTTGACTTACGTCTGGTGTGTTGTTATCGCTCCATTGCATAGCTATACCGCCGTGATATGCCTCCTCAGGCATTGCTCTTGCATAGCCTAGTCCGTGATGAGAATTATTACTTAAACCACCTCCGCCGTATACTGAATCACCAGTAGCCCAAGTACCAGCGTTAATGTAAGCGTTATTATTTATATAACCAACAGCAAACGAATCTACTATTTGTAAAGTATCAGAAGAAAACTCACTTAAATATTCATCAAGACCTTTATGCCTGTATATTTTAACAAAAAATCTACCATCAAACTCAGGTAAATTTTTTACAATTAATTCAGTTAACTCTATTTGAACGTTATCGTTTGCTGTAGCAAATGTATTACCCGAAGAAGTAAAAGAAATATCTTCTTCAAAAGGTTCTACTAATTTAATTTTATATGTACCAATATTTGATGGATCACCTATTCTCGCTATATTAGCTACTTCATAATCTCTACTTCTATTATCTTCATGAGTAACTTGAAGCACTAATTTGTTTGGCTGAGTTATATATAATTGATCTCCAAATACTGTTTCAAAAACACCTCCATCAACTTCAACTGTATCGTAACCTATTAATGGAAAACCGTTTCCACTAGGTGCTAGAGAACCTACTGTGCCTAAAAACTCTCTTTTTGTTTTAATAAAATCAGGAGCTTCACTTTCTATAGCGATAACTCTATACTTTGTATCGTCGTAAACAGGCTCGTCGGTTCCATGAGCTTTTTTCATTATTAAAAAGCTCTCTTCGTCTATTTTGTTTCTATCTGCTGAAGGAAAAGACAACCAAACGTTACCGTCTGCCGCATCGTACCAACGATCCATAGACATACTGTAGTATTCTATAGAACTTTCTTTAACATAGAAAGTGTAGTATTCAGCCCAATTAGGTATAACGTAGTCGTCAGGTATACTAGCTTGAAGTCTGTTCCTAGAAGCCGAATATTTTTTTTGTAGTCTTATGCTACTCTCACTAGACAGAACAGGTGTTTCCCTACCATATCTATCGCTAAACACTACACCTAACTGGTAGTCACGAAGTGTTTTTACAGATGGTAAAGGAAAATTTTGTGTAGGCTTAGCTTCTGATAAAATACTGAAATTTAGCTTAGGCTCTTTATCAATATCGTAGTTTTGTACATAATTACCGTAGACTAATCTATTAGCAGTAATTTCTTGAGCTAAAGCTCTAATAGGCACATTATCATAAGGCCTTAACAACTGATTTGATGGAACAATAGTATGTACTATATCAGTAGTTATTTCTATTTCACCTCTAGAGTTAGGATTATTTTCAAGATCTGGCCATAAAGGGTGATCATCTGTACTTCTAATAGTATCTACAGTGTATACAGTTGGATCATTAGTCTCTTTGTAAAGTATGTCTATTTCAACAACATCTTGAGGTATAGAGTCTTCGCTAGGATGGTAACCTTTTAATACAAGACTACGTATCATATTTTTCATACCAAGGTTGTGACCTTTTTTAGGATGGTAATCAAAATCGTCAGGTAAAAAAGCTACTTGTGAAAAAGGAGCAAAAGGTGAGTATTCACCATCACAATATTTATATCTGTAAGAAAATCTAGGGAACTTAAAGTTAAATAAAGTATCTTGTTGCTCTAACTTTACGTCATAAGTTTCAGCACCGGCAGTTTCACCAGTTACAGGATCTAGTAATGTAGAAGATATAGATAAAATCTCTACTGTATAAGGACCGTTTGATACTGTTGTAGGATCATTATCTACAACAATAGTGTTTACAACTCTAGCTCTTACTGTAGGATATATTGGGTCATCTGTAACTTCATCGTATATACCTTGAAGCGTAAATACTAATATATCGTTTGGTCTAAGATCAACTGCAGGTGATATATTAACGTTAGCAACCTGTGTACCTATTGGTAAAGCCTCACTAAAAGAAATAAAATTGACTGTAGCTATACCGCTTGTAGGATTTTCAATACCAGTTTCTGGGTTCACCCTATCTACGGGGCCTCTAAACATGTTAAGCTCTAAAGGTTGAGTTGGTGCTTTACGTATAACAGTAACATCTTCTAAACCTACAAATACAGCTTCATTACCTTCAGCATTAGTTACTACTTCATAACCTGCAGCGTCGTATAAAGGTATTACTAATCTAGTATGGAAAAAATCAGTATCTCCTAAAAATGTTTCATTTGTTGGATTAGCAGTAGTACTGTTTATACCGCCGTTATCTGCTCCAACTAAATAATTTAAGCCACCAGTTCCTCTGTATGATCGCTCTATATTTATTTTTTTAGGCTCGTGTTCGTTGTCTGTCCAGTATATATAATCATCTACCACGTTAATACCAGTTACTAACTTAAGATGATTAAACTCTAATACTCTTTCGCTGTAAAATCTTATAAGAGCGTTAGTTAAAGTTACAGGTTCGTTAACTGTTATTTGCCATTGACCAACTGTAGCATCATATAGTATATCAGTTACAAATACACCGCTGCCTTGACCAATAGCTCCTTGAGCTATCTCCATGCCTACACGTATACCTGTTTGGTTACTTGTAATAGAAGCTCCGTTATTTGATATATGAAATGTTGTGGAATTAGTTACAGCTGCATTAACTGTATTAGTTACTCTGTATATATCTACAAATATATACTTTATTCTTTGAGTAATAGTGTCGTACTCTAATATATAATCTTTAGCTATTAATCTCTCGTTACCATTATCTCCGTCTACACCATTAGCTACAAGATAATATATTTTATCTCTGTCTGGAACTGCTATTGACCCTACGCAAGTAGCGCCTGTGTTTTCTATATTAACAGTAGCCTGGCCAGTTCCGTCACCAGTTATTATGTTTTCACGTTTTAAATTACCAAGCAAAGTCTGCACAACTCCAGCATCGTCAGCTTCTGACGTTGAGACTTCTATGTTATGTGCTTCTCTATATTCTCCTACAGGCAATAGACGTTCGTCAATGTCTCTGTTCATCTTGCCAGCAGAGAAGTTATTTCTCAACTCTCCCATATGTTAGTGCTTAATTATTTTAGAGCTACCTCTAAGTACTTGAGTTAATTCTTCTAGCTTAATATTTGAAAGCCTAAGCTTAGCTTTTCTAGTCTCTGCAAATCTCTCTTTCTTTATAACTTGTAAAATTCCAGGTTGCGTATCTTTTCTGGCAGATAATACTCCATATAATATATGCTTGTATATAGCTTCCTCTGCTAGCTTAGGAACTTCGCACATTGTAAGATCAATACCGTCAAAGCCTGAAGTTGACGCTATACCATCGCTAATATATTTTAGCACAACTGTTTTACCAGCTACGCTAGAGCTAAAGTGAAACTTACCTTGTGTTTCATCTACAAAAAACGTTCCGTTTGCTTGTGCATACTGTGGGTCAAGTCCATATCTACCACCAACTAAATCTCCGTACACATCATCTATTTCGTCTGCATCAAGATTACCAATATCGTTTACGTTTTGAGATTTAAAGTTTTCAAAAGTAGTAGATCCAAAGTTTCCATCAGAGTCTGCGGCAGTTCTGCTTAAATCGTCATTAGCACCAGTGGTAGTAAAGCCACCATAACCTTGTACCGCTTCATTTACATCAAACGGATTACCTGATTTATTTGTAGGATATAATCTACGGAATATACCGTTGGCATCAACCCACTGTAAGCTCACGTAGTTAACGTAATCTAAAGGCATAACTAAAACTAAAGATGACGGTATTTCTACTTCTAAATCTTTAGTACACTTAAGCGTGTCGTAGCTTAATTCTTGTAAACCTCTAATAGCATGGAACGTAACATCTGAAAGCAAAACGTTTTCACATAGCTTACCTTTACCTATATAAGTTGCTGCAAAAGAGTCAATGATTTCATTTAAAGGTATATATCTATAGTTACCAAAATCTGGATTTGTGTTATCGTAATATGCTTGAGGAGCTGATTTTATTATACCCATTTATTTATAGTTTTTGAAGTTCTAATTCAGCAGCACCCATTTGAGCACCAATACTTGTAACATCAGGTTTGTTGATAACTATACCAGATAATTCTAGTATTTTATTTACAAGAGTATCTTCTTCTGATCTATGCAATTCAAAATCTACTGCGGCATTGGCGTTAAATAGAGCTTGGTTGTTAACAACTACGTAAGCCCACTCAGCAGTTACAGGAACTCTAAAACACTCTACAGTTACGTTACTAGTTTCTTCTTGAATATTACCTGCATACACAACTATATCTCTACCTGAAACTCTATTATCTGTATAAAAGGGAGCTTGGCCTGCTGTAGAAGCCATATGCCTTGTAGACTTTTTCAATCTCTCTGCGTCAAACATAGAGACTTTTTGACATGGCTCGTCATTTAACATTACCATACCGTATTGAAATATAGGTTGCTGTACGCTATCAACTGTAGTAGTAGTTGGAAACGTATGACCACTTGTAACAGGTAAAAACTCAGAAAACGGATTTAACTTTCTAGCTAGCAGCTCGTCAATATCTGTTTCGTCTACTTCATTAGTTCTATTAGGTTCTTGCCTATTACGTAAGTTCTTTGAATAAAAATAAGACTCAAAAATTTTCATTTGAGCCTGGTTTGCCAATAAGTTAAACTCTTGAGGAGTTATATAACCTCGCTGCTCTTTATTAGCTAGCACTAATACTCTTGAATATACTGTGTTTATACTTACTGCCATAATTCGTTTTTAAGTATAGTGACCGCCCCGAAGGGCAGTCACATAACTAGTTAATTTAATCTTTTCTCTATATTAGAGTAAATTTCCATACCTTCATCAGTCTTAAACCAATGCGCTAAAGCTGTGTATGGATGCTCGTCAAAAGGTACCGTCATGATCTTTCTGTCGTTTGATCCCCACATAAAGTAGCGTTGATCATTTGAAAGCTTAATAATACCAAGCTCAACTGCTTTAATACCGAAGTTCCTAAGAACTACATTATCGTCATTTAACAGCTCTAAGAACACCGCAGGATTATTTTTAGCATATAGTAACAAATCTCGTCTAAGCTCCTTAGAACTCATCTTAGATACTCTAGAACCAATTTCTACCCTCATTATAGCCTCAGCCAAATCAATATCGATATCTTTCGCAGCAACAAGCGCGTCAACTTGCATTTCTAAAATATCAATTTGATTTTCTGCTATTTGAACAGGTTTATGCTCGTAGAATAATTGACCATTATGCGGGTGATATAAAGACAAAAGCTTCTGAAGTGTCTGCTTGTTTTTAGGAACGTGTAAAGCTCCATTTAAAAACACAATATGCTCAAGTCTTTGGTCACCTTTCATTTCGTCAACAAACGGTGTTTTTTGATTTTGACAATACTTGAGCTCTCTTTCGTAACCTTTTTCTTCATCAAAGTAGTATATATTTGAAGATCTTATAGAGTACGACAAAGGCTTTCTCTTGCCTTTCAAATAATACACTCGGTCTTTAATTTCCCAAGTGTTCTTTGGTTTTTCTTCAACCACTGTAGTTGTTTTAGGTTGTGGTTTTGGAGCTGGTGCTTCAGCAACAACTACTTCTTCAACCACTAGAGGTTCTTCTACAACCTCTACTTCTTTTTTCTTTTTAGCCATAATATAATATAATTAAATAATATAAAACTACCCCACCCGAAGGTGAGGTAGTTTCGTTAAATATAGATTACTTCATCAACATGAAGTTGTTAGCTCCCTGAGTAACTAGACAACGCTCAGTTAACATGTGAAGCTGCATCGCGTCAAGCGCAGATGTAGCAGCACCTACTGAACCAGTAACCCAAGTCTTCATACGACGATCGTCAGTTTGAGAAGCTCTGTAACGCACGTGTAGGAACGGACGCTTAAGGTTCTTACCAAGAATTTGATCGTATACAGTTGAAGTACCAGCTGGAATAATAACACCGCGGATAGCGTTAGCCGAGTTAGCAGAGTTAATGCTTCCACGAGTAGCTTGATCGTTTAAGTAGCGGAAGTCAGACTTGTAGAAGTCGTAAGATCCACGACGGAAACCTGAGAAGCCAAGGTTTAGAGCCATGTCTTCATCATTGTCAAACACACCGTAAGAAGTACCACCAGCACCGTAAGAGTTTAGTGAAGCAAGCATATCGTCGATAGCTAGAGATGTAGTTCTGTTAACGAATAACATGTTTTCCTCAATAGCTCCTTGCTTATCAAATTCAGCTAGGATAGCATCGAACTCAGCTAAGTCAGTTGCAGCGTTCACACCAGTTACACCAGTAGTGATGTTACCTCTAGACTCAATAGCAGCGAATAAACCTTCAGTACCAAATGAATCTCCATCAGCAGTTAAGAAGTTGTCAACTAATAGCTCAACTCCAGCAGCTGCGTCATCATTCTTCTCGCCTTCAAGCATAGCCATTTCAATGTAATCAGTGAAACGAGCGCGAGTATCAGCTTCTGCCTTTAGGTACCATAGGTAACCTGACTGACCGTCTTCAGCTGCTACTTCAACCCAACCAATACGAGACGCATCTGATCCAGATACTTCGTAGTAGTCCTTCATGATGATAGGCTTGTTAGAGAAAGACTTGAATGTAGGTTCGTTAGCACCTCTAGTATCAGCTGTTTTAGAAGCAGCATCATTAGTGTAGTAACCAGTACCTTTACCGTACTCAGAACCGTAAACTAGGATAGTAGTGTCTTTAACTCCGTTTTCTGTTGAGAAACCTGCAGCGGCTAAAGTAATGAAACCGTAAGGTCTAACTACGATAACAGCGTCGTTAACGTTAGAAACGATACACTTAGCTACAGCTTCAGAGTTAGCAACGATAACAGTATCGTTAACACGAATACCGTGATTAGCAGCTGTGAAACCAGAAGTTTCATCAATATCAGCTTCGATAGTAATGCTACCACCACCAGTAGCGTCATTGTCTTCAATATGACCTTTGTACGAAAGGTGTAAGCGACCTTGCTCAGACCAAACAACTTGGTCAGCTGTCATTGCTTCTTCAGCTCCAACTTGTGAAAGGAAACCAGAGATTGTTCTTGGACCGAACACCTCAGCTTCTTTCTCCATTAGATCTGGTACGTATTGTTGTGACCAACCAGCGTTTGATGAGCTAGCGAGGTCTAGATAGTTTGAATTAAGCGTGAGCTTTTGTGGAGCTGGTACGCTATTCAATAAATCTCCTGCAGTAATTGCCATTTTTTCTTAATTTTTATTTTTTATTTTTCATTTTAAATTTAAAAGAGGCTGAGTCATCACCTAGTATTCTAACTTTATATCCGCCTTCACCACCGACAAATTCTTGTCTAGAACTAGTGTCAACATTTTTAGATTTTGCAAATGTTTCTTTTAATGCATCTGCTTTACCTTGCTCGTAGAAATGTTTAGCGACTGCATCCGCGTTCATAGCTGTGAATAAGCTTTTGTGATAACCTTGAGCATCACTTAGAGTATTATCTTCATCAAGAAACTTTCCGATAAAGTTATTAATATCACTTTGAGTGTTTTTAATTTGCTCGGCGTCTTTAACTGAATACCTATATTTCTTGTCACCGACGTTATATTCAAAACCTTTGAACTTGTCGTTAAACACTTTATTGGTCTTCTTATTAAAAACTAACTTTTGCCTTTCACTAGTTTTCTGCGTCTGTTCAGACTCTTTATTATATCTATTAAAGAAATCAATAGCTTTTTGCTGCTCAGGAGTGAGCTTGCTTCCAGCTTTAATTTCTTCATAGTACTTAGACTTTTGCCTGTCTAAATAGGCTTTAGCCTCTGCAACTTGCTCTTTTCGGGCTAATTTTCTTCTCTTTATATCACGCTCATCATCTATTGATTCATCATAGGCAAATTGATCTTCCATCAAAAAGTCTACTTCTTCAGAAGATAGATGAGGTTTAGTTTCTTTATAGTATTCACGTAAAGCATCTTGATCGTCTATATCTTCGATATTTCTATTTAATCGTACATAGTCTTCAAGATCTCCACCTGTTTCGTCCATAAAGTTAATAAGCTTTTGTACGTTCTCAGGAAGTGGACCACCTGTAGCTTCAGCTTCATCTATAGCATCAGATATTTCTTCTTTTAAATCTTCAACTTCTTGTTCGGAAACTTCTTCTAGTACTGGCTCTTCTTGCTGTACTTCTTCAATAACTTCTTCTGTAGCTTCTTCTGTAGCTTCTTCTACAGGTTCAGCATTTTGATTTGATAAATCTACTTTAATAACGTCAGGATCGTCCGCGCTATCAAATTTAGATAAATCAATCTCTGGTTGCTCTTCTACAACTTCTTCAACTTCCTCAACTTGAGGCGTCTCTTGTTCTACCTCTTCGATTACTTCTTCGAGGTCTGTTTGTTTATTTTCTTCCATAATAAAATATTATATAATTAATTTCCAACTTGTGGGTTAAACTTATCTAAACCCACTCCGCTTCCAAGTATATCATTACCTGAAGACTCAAACTTTTTAATTTTTTCTCTTTGATCTTTTCTGTCTTCACCAACTTTTTGCATGCGCTCACTCCTCATACCTTCTTGTTGCCTTAATTTTTGGTTAAGTTCGAACTCAAACTCCATCAACTCTTTCTTTAGTTTGACTTCTTCTCTAAGCTGATTTAATCTACCTTGACTACGCATCTGCTCTAATTGCATGTCCGCTTGAGTTTTTGCCTGATTTTTTTGTATCTCAGTTTGAGCAATTGCTTGTTGAGCTTGCGCATTTGCTTGTGCTTGCGCTTGTGCGTTTTGTTGTTGGATTTGTTGATCTCTCTCTTGTTTTTTCTTACGCTTTATTTTTAACAGTTGATTAGCTAGCTTGATGTTTCTAACTTCTCTAATATCTATCGCGTCATCTAAATCTATCAACTGTTGGGTTAGCGCTGTTTGTATGTTATTTTCTAACTGCTGCTTCTCTTGCTCATCAGGCTCTAGTTCTAAGAATATGCCAAAATCATATAAGTAAAGCTCTGACATTTCTTTTAATGTAGCAACATTGTGCGAGCCTATAGCGTGTATAAAAGCGTCTTTAGTTGGAGAGTATTCTAGTATATCAGATATACGTAGCGATAAAGACTCTGCTACTTCTGAAGTTAAATACATAGAGCCTAATAGAATATGCCTTGTAGCCACATTTGAGTTAGCGGCTGCTAGCTTTTGCACGCCTACTAATGATTTAGGGTCTGGTAAACTAGCATCTCTAGCCTCGTTTAAACCAGTCACGTCTCTAATCATTTGCAAGTAGTAGTTGTAATTACCTATTAAAGCCTGTAGTTTGCCACCTGCTCCTTGACCATTAGATATTTGTTGGATAGGTATTTTACCAGGATTTTGATCACCATCAGCTGTAAAGCTCCTACCAATAACACTACCAGTTTGGAAGAACATGTTAAGAGCTTCTTGAGGGTTATAATTAGTTCCGTTGCCTAAATCTATTTCAGCAAGTCCGTCTGCATCAAGGTACACACCATCTGGTACCATGCGCGACATCACTTGCTGTAGTTTTAAATGAGTAAGCTGTATCATATCTGCAAAGCCAGTTATCCTGCTTACTAACGACTCAACTCTACCTTCATACATGCGCGGAGCTACTAACGAGTAGTTCATCTTAACTTTGTTAAAGTTAGACTTGCTTCTCATCATATTCTTTGACTTACCCCACCTAAGTAATTTATTTGTACCAAGAACTATAGCTCCATCAAAAACACACTCGACAGATCTAGATAATCTACTGTAACCTCTTTCTTCATTATCAGGAGCTTTAAACGCGTCTGATTTTTCAATAGCCTTCATGCCTCCGGTAGCAGTCTGCTTAACTTTATAAACATCGTTCATATAAGTCTTATAATTAAAATATAAAACTTGAACTTTGTTCTTGTCAACTTCATTTATTCTTCTACCTCTTAAATACCTTTTAGAAGAGTTATCGTATATTTCTTTTAAATCAAGCTCTGTTAAGTTTGGAAACTCTCTAGCTAGTTCGTTAATTGGTATTGTTTTAACTTCACCTATATAATATATATCGTCAAAGTGAGGCGACTCAGTGTAAGAATAAACAACATTAACTGGGTCTACATAATCTATAGTTACGCCTTCGCTGTAGTTAAAATTAGTTTTAACACAAGCTATACCTAAAACAGTAAGATCATGTATTAATCTCCTTCTTGTTAAATCGTATTTGTTACTTTCTAGCAAAACGTTAATAGCCTGCTCTTCTGCTATCTCAACAGCTTGCTTGTAATTGAGCTGCATATGTAGATCTAACTCTTCTTTTGTGTCAGGTAACTCTTCTTTTTTATTTTCGTATAAGTTTATATCAAATAGCTTAGCAGCTTGATCGTTGTAAACTTTAGCGTCCATATCTCTTTGTATAGACTCCATGTACTCGGTGCGCTTGCTTACACCGTATTGATCTTGAGAATAAGCATGGACATTGAACATGCGCTCTGACATACCGTTAACTACTATATCTACAAACTTAGGTATAATAGGCACAGGCTTCCAGTCTAAATTAAGATAAGATAAATCTCCGTTAATTGATAGCTCATCTTTATACTTTTGTATAGACTGTTCGCCTCTGGCGTATAGTCTTAGTTGATGATACTTTTGTTGAGAAGATCTATACCTACTATTATAAGTATCTTTGAACCACTCTGACTCTATTGCTTTTGCAACTTTAAGTCCATAGTCTGGACTCATTTTTTCTAAGTCAGATACAGCTTGAGACGGAAAATTAACATATATATTTTCAGGCATGCCTATTTAATTATCTGGGATGTAAATCCTTTATTATCGTATTTTGATATATTTAAGTTTAACGGTGTTCTTTCGACTTTAGGGTTTGGTGCGTACAAGTGTCTATTGCAAGCCATTATTGCTAAACCTGAACTTATTGAAGCATCGTGCTTCGTTCTGCGGTTAATATCAAACTTTGACCAGTCAAGTAACGTATCGTTAAAATACATTGTACCGTACTCACCATCACCTTTGTGGCCTACGTGATTGTTGATATACATTTCAATAGCTGCAGCATGAGCTTGTTTGATGTCTTCACTTGAATTTGGTATACCACCAACTTCTTTTTCAGCGGTTGATAACTTCTTCCAAGATTTATCCGGTCTGTTCATACTGTATCCTCTATATCCTCTACGGCGTAGATAATACAGTAGACGTGGTTTATTGTTTTCCGCAAGTAAAGGCATACCGTAAAAAACTAATGCCATTAAAACGTCTTCAAAGAACATTTCTGCGGTTTGTGGTCTTGCTATGTACTCTAAGAAGAAAGTACTCGACGGCGCTTCTTCCATAGAAAATTTCGTAAGTCCGTGTAAAGCACCTTTAGAACCGCGACCGTCAACTGTGCCACTGATATCGTAACTATCGCAACCAAAGGCGCCAACGTGATCATTACCGGGATATTTAATTCCATTTTTAATTATATGCCTATTTTGTAAGTTAGCAGGCGGCACCCAGCTAACACTAAACCTACCGTTTGGATCTGGGTGAAATACTACTTGTGTATCTTTAACTCCATTAATCCAACCAAAACTTCCTCTAGTAACATGTGCATTATGCCTGCTACCTTCGTTAAAATCTATTTGTTCGTATATTTTAATTAAGTTAAATATACTATTTTTAGTCTCATCTCTAAACGCATGTTCTTCAGTTCGCGGAAACTGCCTGTAAAACTCGTTAAGTGCGTCTTGATCATCTCGTAAGCCATCAGCTTCGTTTTCCCAATGATCAATAACACCTACGTCTATTAATTCACCGTCCGGTCCATGTCGTACATCATCACTTCTACTATCAAAGACTGGAAGTCCGTATTCGTCAATAAATCCTTCATAGTTCCATTCCATTGGGATAAAGAGAGAATATAAGCCAGACTTCGTTTGTCCATTACGATTTCGTCGCGTGACGTCAGAATCATTGTATAGTTTTTTAAAGTTATCTCCACCCTTGTCAAGCGCATTGCTGGTTGAACCCATCAAGCACTTACCAACGATTTTACTACCTAACCTTAAACAGGTTTTAGTAACTCGCCAGTTGTTTAATATGTTATCAGGCTTTTCCCACTTACCACTTTCATCATGTACTAACAAGTTTAGCTTTTCGCCGTCGTAGCTATTGTCGCCAGTATTTTTCCAGTCAATTGTAGTATCAAGACCTACTATCTCTTCAAGCTGTTCGTTAGTTTGTATTTTTTTACGAGTAAACTTACTAGCCGGAACTCTATACGCAAGCTCGGACTTTGGACGATCCATACCGTCTTGTATTGGCTTGAAAAAGAAAGGGTAGTTTAAAGATATAGGCACAACCTTATCAGTAAACATCTTCTTTGCATCGGCTCCAGACTTAGAGAGTATCCCATATCTACTATCACTCGATATAGTGGCTAAGTTAACTGTCTCAGCTGACGACATAAACGAGAAACCTGAACGACGGTTTTTAAGGTAGCACATCCCATAGCATCTCTTATCAGCTTTACAGGCTTCCCAGAATATAAAGAATAGTCTGTTCGCCTCTCTAAAGTCTGGAGCTCCAACATCAATCTTACTCCATTGCAGGTACATATAGTGTGCACCTGTTATGTATGTCGGCACGCCTTTATTTGTAAACCAAAAGCCTTCGTCTCTACGCTTGAACTCTTCGTCAATATAGTCGTACCACTTTTCTTTCTGTTCGTCTGGATAATCTCTCCAGTCGAATATATTTTTTATACGGCTAAGCTCTTTTGGATATTCAGTCTTTACCCACTTGTCTTCTTTATGTTTAAACACATTAGAGGCGGGCACGCGCGGCAACGCGATTTGCAACCCTTGGATTTCAAGGACTTCTCCGATTTGCCCGGTCTTTGATATAACTACGATATCATAGTCTTTATCATAACCGTATTTCCATTTTTTACCACGATTAAGCCTCGTGATAGTTGTTTTCTTAATTGGTTCTACAATCTTTACTAAACTCTGCTCGTACATTATTTAGATCTACCTTCAGCAAAACCTTTGAAGACACGCTCTTTCTTTTCTTCTGGAGACTTACCATCTAGTAAGTTTTGTTCTTCTTGGATTCTAGCTAATATCTCGAAGGCGTCGAAGATCGCAAGCTTCTTTGTAGCAGCCGCGTTCTTAAGCCTATCAGCAGATACATCATCTTCAGTGTTAGTGATGATTTTTTCCTCTGCTACTTTGATAAGCTCGTTAACAGCTATCTGCCCAGCTTGGATTATACTCTTCTTCGTCTCCTTGATATTCATATTTAATTGTAATAAATTGAGATGGTATGCGATATAAACGTTTACCATCAATAACGAACTCACACTCTATATTAGGCCTAAAACCTACAATAGAGTTTAGCTCTGCTCTGCCATCAGTATGTTTAACAATACCAACTAAAGGTTTTTCAGTATCAACGCTTAATTTGCTATTGTCCTTAATAGGTTGTACAAAGCAATAACCTTGTGGGCATATCCACTCTTCGTCACGCTTGTACAAAAATATCTGATCATCGTTTACAAAGTATTTATTTTCTTCGTAGTACGATCTACTATTACGTTCCTTACCTTTTACATCATGCCAACGCCTAAATACATTAAAGTGCACTATAACAGTATCACCTACTTGTATTTCTGTATTGCCTAACTTCGGTGTAGATATAACTTTAGCAAGTCTATTGACGTGATGATGATTAAATACATCTGTATTAAGTATTAATTCTTTATCACCTACCTTTGTAGTGTTGTTGTATCTTTCACCTACAGGCTCTACAACAAAGTTGTAAAGCGCTTGCATTAGTATTCTAAGTTATATTCTACAGATATCGCCATATTCTTATTAAAGTCTTTCCAAGGAATAACAGCTTTATCTTTTCTAATATATATAGAATACTTTTCAGTTTCTTCTAAAATATCACATATTGTATGACCGCCATACACTTCTTGTCCAACAGAATAGTGCATAGCGTCATTTTTATAATCTTTACCGATCGTGATTTTACGAATCAGATGGCTCATCTTCTTTGTAGTTAATAGCTCCAGATTTTATATCAATATCATCTGTGCCGTATTTGTCTTTAAAATTTGATTGCATTTCATTAAGCCTATCATTGCCTTGGAATAAGGCATGTAAGGCGTTATGCTTTTGTACTTCCATAGTTCCAATATCAAACTGTAGTTTATTTATAGCTGTAACTACATTTCTAAGCTCTTGAAGCTCTTCTTCAGAGATATTCTCTGGTTTTAGGTCAATGACCTTTTCTTTCTTTTTACCCATAATTAAATTGTATTAAATTAAAATTGTTTTATTAGTATCCTTCAGTGTAAAATACACTAGTATTATCTCTTAACATAGCATCAAATTCAGATTTATCGTACACTGTTTTTGAGCTAAATCTACTTGGCACAGTATCAAATATAAATATACCAGACCCGTCTGAGCCAATACGCCTAATTTGCTTTATAGGAAGATTAGCTACTCCCCAATCTACTATGTCTTGCGTTGTTAGTATTATAAACTTATCCATTATCAAGAAGGTACTGTTGAGCTAAACGTAGCTCCGTTATTTGTTCCGTCACTTGTTCCAGCGGTGTCGGTCACATCATCTTCAAATCTGTAGTATAATAAAAGACCATCGTGAGCACTTTCATCTTTTGGTGCGCCGCTGTTATATATAGCCGTAACTTCACTAGAAGAAAGTACTTTATTAAAGATAGCAACTTCATCTATTAAGCCATCGTAAAATTGATCTTGAGTGCCATCATCGTTAGTTGCTCCAATATTTAGTTCTAAACCTCCGTGATCAAAAGCATTAAAATTAGCTTCACTAATAACTAAAAATCCGCCGCCTAAAGCTGTATGAGCAGTATCAACGCCGTTTACATATATTTTTGTAGTAGCGTTTCCACTAGATACTTTTTCTTCTGTAACAACTATATGTTTAAAATCGCTTTGAGCGCCGTCAGTAAAAACACCAGCGCCAGTAGCGACTATGTTAAGAGCACCATTAGAAATATGATTAAAACCTATTGCGCCATCTGTTGAATTATATAATTCAACCATATCCGCGTTAGCTCCTGTTTCAACTCCTAATATAGTTTTAAACGCGCTTGGATGACCGTCATCAGGTTTCACCCAAACACTAAAACTAAAACTATCTCTGAATAAAGTGTTAGATGTGTAGTTAGTATCTACATAATCGTTAGTACCATCTAAAGATAGAGACTTAGTGTTTGAATAAGGTATTGCACCTTCTACATATGGCGATAGTAAACTAGCTCCTAAACCTAACATTAGTTACCAATATAAGCTATTAATGGTGTAGACCTGTTATTAGTAATCTTAGTCCATCTACCGTAAATAGTTACTCCTTTTGGAAAAGTATTACCGTTGTCTATTACAGTACCACCTGCGCCAGATTCACCAAGGTCTGGCGATAGCACAGTGTCATGAGCCGCTGTGTCTGTTCCAATAAATTCTAAACCTGCAGTAACGTCATTATCAGCAACTAAACCATTAGAACTATTAAAAGCTGTATCTGCTAAAAATGTAATAGCGACAAAAACTTTGCCTGACGGAGGTGTTAATGCACCGGTGCCGTCACTAAATACACTACCCATTTGTCCGAAGCCATATGAGACCTCTGTTGAATTAATTCCCATTTTATTTTTTTACTTTTTCTATAGATCTACCAGCAAAGTATGCACCAAAAGCGGTGAGCATAAGTATCTGTAGTAAGTCTACATATGAATCTTTAACATTGAAAGGTAATGTATCTACACTATCAAAAACCATTGTTAGCATAAACATACCCATTAAACATATAAGCGTTAAAGGTCTAATAAGCTTAGCGAGCTTTACATCGCTACCCATATCAGCCTTCCATCTTTCGCTTACGTTATTTTGAAAAGCAACCTCAGCATCTACAGCAGCCATACCAGCTTCTGTATCTACGTCTGGATCTTTATCAATAAGGTTTTTAACTACACCTAACGCACCTTGATCTGGCAGAAAGTCTCCTACTACGTCAAGAACATTTGGCGCTTTGTTTTTTAGCCATTTACCTAGGCCTGTGTCTTTAATTTTCTTCATGCGTTTTTCTCTGCTTTAACGGCGCGCTTTTCCCAAGGAAGAGCGTTAGGTCCCGATGAAGTACCTACTTCAACCCACTTGCCGTTATACTTAACCATGTCCTTACCATTTCTAGTTTGTCTATGGTATGTTTTATTACCGTCACGTATGTAGTCTTTGCCGTAATCAATTTTACCTTCAGCTAACTCTTTAGCGTGTAGGCTTTCGTGAGCTACAGCTCTTTTATATAAGTGACTACCTTTTTTAACGTCTTTGTCTATAGCTATTTTACCACCATGCATAGCTTCGCCAATTACACCCTCTTCTAAATCTTTATGCACTATTTTAAACTTATGCTTCTTTTTTATATTGCCACTTTCTGCAATACGTCCAGATCTATTTCTATTAAGTTTAAAACCCATTATCTATCTTTGTCTCGTATCATATCATCTATAGCTTTGTTATAGACTTTATCTGTATACGACTTGTTGTTAAAAAACACACTGCGCTCTGAAGTTGGTAGATCTTCTTCGCCTAGCAATATGCGATATATTCGTGTAACTAGCTGCGAGCATTTAAACGACGTCTTAAACACAGAGTACTTAATACTAGTTCTGTTTCTATGTCGCCAAACCTCTATCCAGCCAGCTGATCGGAGTTTCTCCCACCTTTTCTTATCCCAAGAATATGTATAAGCACCCTCGATAAATTCGTTACGGGTAAATCTACCCTTGTGATCTAGATATATAAGTAGTTCTAGATCAGCATCAGTTAACCCGTAAGTCTTACAGGCCCACTTACGCGTGAGCCTGTAGTACTTAAGGATATTCATATCACGCAAATCTTGCGCTGTTAATCTCATGTTAAGCTATAGAGTCTATACCTGTCATTTGAGAGCTAACATATGCGCCTGCTACGTCATCAGCTATTACAAGTACGCCATCTGAATGTACGGGCCCGCCAATAGCTTCAGCTATATCTTTAATAGCTTGAAACTCATCAGCAGTACTAATTGTTATTGTTGTTTCTCCAGAGGGAGCGTCAAAAGACATTACAACATCTCCATTTACACCTTCAACATCTTGTAATCTGTCAAGTGGGTATGCTAAACAATCGTTTGCCGCGTTTTGAAATAATAAAAATTTTGTTTTCATCTTAATTAGTTTATTATGTTAATAATTACGCGATAGTGCTACATCCAGTGATTTCTGGAACAATTGTTACTGTAGCTGTGGCAGCTGCTGCGTCAGCTAGTACTGCAACGTTTGATTGCATGTTTCTACCTCTTCCGTTCAAAGCCCCACATAAAGCTTTTAAAGCCGCGAACTCATCATCGCCAGTAGTAAGAGTTACCGCTGCAACATTCGCTGTTGCATCAAAGTTTAGTACTAAAACTCCAGTACCACCATTAATACTTTTTAGTTTTCCTAATGGTGACATCATCGAGTCGTTATCTCCAACTTGAGCTATTAGCATTATTTCATCTGCTCTTGTCATGTTTTCTTTTTTTTAAATTGTTTGTTTAAATGTTTACCGTTTAAGGTTTATGATTTAAGGTTTAGGTCTAATATCTATATCACACGTTTAGCGAAGTAGTTACTCTACAAGCACTACATCTCTTGCTCGGATTACATGATACATTGTATCTGCCCAGGTTATACCATGTCCAGCGTGCTTGTCGTAATATATAATATCGTTATCTTTTAGGCCTTCAACTAGATTGCCCGTAGAGATAATCGTAGCTTTAACATACCTATTCGTTTCGTCTAGTTCTTCTGTAAGAAGTAAGCCTCCAACTTTCTTAGGACCTACTTTCTCTACGTCTACTACTATATAATCATTGATTGCTCTCATCTGCTCTAGCGTTTGAAATTACACAATCAGCTGATATAATAGTCGATACTACTGATACAGCATTTTTCAGCGCAGACTTAGTTACAAGCACTGGATCTACAATACCTGCTTCAATCATATCTACGCAATTACCAGTTATTACATCGATGCCACAGTACTCTTGATCATCACATACTATACCTGTAATACCTGCATTATCTAGTATTGTATTGAAAGGAGCTTTAATAGCCTCTAGCAATACTTCCTCACCCGCGTTAGCGGGAGAAATTTTTTGAGCAGCCCACCATAACGCTGAACCGCCACCAGGCACTATACCTTCTTTTAACGCGGCCTTAGTAGCATATATAGCGTCTTCAACTCTGTCTTTCTTTTCTTTAAGCTCAACCTTTGACGCTGCGCCTACTTTGATAATACCTACAGAGCCTGATAGCATAGCTAGACGTTCTTCAAGCTTCTTTTTCATAAAGCCATTTTTCTCTTCAGCTATTTTACCTACAACTTGATCTACACGCTCTTCAATCTCTGGTGTCATGTCTTCAAGCGTTATAGTGGTAGAACTATCACTAGTTACCGCGTACTCAGCTTCACCAAGGTGCTCTACACTTATAAGATCTAAGTCATCACCTAGTTCTTCATTAATAACAGTAGCACCAGTCATTATAGCTAAATCTTCAGTAGCATCTTGCTTAGTAGGGCCAAAGCCAGGTAAGTCAACTATATTGACTTTAATATTGCCTTTTACCTTGTTCATCATAAGCGCTGACTTAACACCAGATGCTACAGGTGCTATAATAAGTAAAGCACGCCCTTTTTTAATGACGTGCTCTAATACATTTTGTATCTTGCGCACGTTAGGTATTTCGCTAGACACAATTAATACATAAGGATTATCTAGCTCTGCTAAATGCTTATCAGTGTTAGTGACGAAGTGCGGCGACGTAAGCCCGCAGTCAAACTGCACTCCGTCAACTAACTCCACATGCGTTTCTTCGGTGTCACCTTCCTCCATAAGTACGACACCATCTTTGCCTACTTTTTCGTAAGCTTCAGCAATAATGCTTCCAAGGGCTTTATCATTATTGCAACTAATCGCGCTAACAGCGCTAAGCATGCTCCCTTCAACTTCAATAGCCCTTCCTTCAAGATGTTGCACAACTTTGTCCAAGCCTGAGCTAATACCTGCTTTGATTTCTCTAATAGATTCTTCAGCATATTTATCTTTGTTTACTTCCTTTAAAAGTGCTTCGGCAAGTACGGTAGCTGTAGTAGTACCGTCACCTGCTTCTTTCACTGTATTGTTAGCTGCTTCTTTAATAAGTGTAGCACCTATGTTTTCAACCGGATCATATAAGACTACGCTTTGGGCAACGGTTACTCCGTCTTTTGTGATCACCGGTCGGCCGCGAGCATCTTCATAGATGACGCATTTACCCGATGCGCCAAGTGTGCTTTTCACGGCTTGTGCTAGCTTATCTACACCAGCTATTACTTTTTGCTTAGCGGTTTGACCAAAGTCTAAACGTTTGATCAACTCACTAGGTAAGTTGTATTCCATATTGTATTAAATTAAATTATATTGGTTTGTTTGGATTACTTTTTCTTCAGCTTATTTTTAGTTTGATAGTAAGCTTGTTTTAGTTTAGATGGCTCTTGGTGGCCTTCTATTATACTTGAGCCTCTATCGATTTTTCTTTGGCCTCTTTTTGTTTTGCCACGGCGTATTAATTCTTCGCCACGTAGTTCTTTTTTACGGCCTCGCTGGTATTTGTTAAATTCTTTAACATCTTGCTTAGTTCCGCCTTCTTCTTTTAGAGACTTGCGTTCTTTACGGATATCTTGCCTCATTTCTTTACGAGTTCTATCACCGTAGAACTTCATGCCTTTCATTTTAAACGCCATAATTTTTGTTTTTTAGAAAGTTTTTACAACTTTCGGGCCTTTTGTGGCCTCTAATTTTTTAGAAAAGTAGTCGATGCTACCGTCGATGGCAGATTCTGCACCCTCGAGCGTCTCTCTTCGGGTAACAGAATGCCAACTTTCTTCATCTTGTGGGTTCGAAACCTCTGTTTGGTAGTATCCGTTAGGTAATTGGGTGATTCGCCAGTTAGATTTAGCAGACATGTGTGTCCATTCTGCGATTTCTTGCTTACTTGGCTTGTTAGTGTGCGTCGTAGACGACGTCTTGTAGTATAAATAGGTCATATTTATGGTTTTTAGGTTATATTTGGTGTAAAGGTCGATCCTTTACAGCATACGCGTGAGGTTTGGGTATCTAGCTTTAGCTATTTTTCTCATTTCTTGATAATTGTTATCCCCGCTCTTTCTCGCTTTCAATAATTTTGCTCTTACTGCATCGTAGTCAGCGTTAACTCCACCGAAGTATTTTTTCATACCTGCTACTGTTGATGAGCTTAATACTTCTTTTTCAGCTGCAGGCATAGCATTTTCTATAGCTTTTTTCTTATCTGCTTCATCAAGCTTCATAGGCTCTTTCATCTTCATAGCCTCTCCCTTCTTCATCTTCATTGCTTCTCCTTTCTTCATTTTTGGAGCTGCATCAACTATCTCTTTGAACTTGCCTTTGATCTTACCTTCTTTAGAAGCTTGCCTTAGCTTAGCATTGAACTCCATAGGCTCTTTCTTCATTTTCATAGGCTCTTTCATCTTCATAGCTTCTTTAAGCTTCATAGCCTTTTTCATTTTCATAGCCTCTTCAGCTTTCATTTTAGCGGCTACGCGGTTGTTACCCGCCATCTTTACCATCTTAGCCATAGATGGGTTTTTCATTTTAAATCCCATGTTTGTTTTTATTATGCTCTAGTGAAATAAGCGTATTCAACTTGAACTGTATTTGCGTCTGTTTCTAATTGCAACAAGCAAGCGCCTTGAGCAAAATAAGGGAAAAATGCAAACTCATTTGCCTTTAATTCCATAATCGCTGTTCCGTCTGCTGTTTCAACTTTTACTTTGTCAGCACCAGAGCTTCCACCTGCAGCGTTTAATCCAGTGTGCTTGATGTAAACATATTTAGCGGAGTTTACATTAGGTACAATAATACTTTCGTTACCTGTAGTTGTTGCTGTTATTCTTGATATACCTATATAAGGTTCGTTGGCAGTTAAGGCTACTGATGTAGATAATGAGAGTGTTGCTCCAAAATCTGCTGCTGTACCTGATAATGTCAACGAGGGTGTTAATGTTGCCATAATTAATTAATTCTTGTTACGTACGTTATACTCTTTATAGTCACATAGTAAAGTGGTTATTTACAAAGTGTGACATAAGCCTACTACTAGGTACCTATTAACTAGCTAGTGTCACAAAAAAGTTGTTATATATTTATAGCCCGGGTGTAGCCCCCCTCCCCCCTGGGGCCCCCTGCCTAGGTAAAAGTCAAATGCTATAAGGCCCCCGCCCTGTTTATTCTTAATATATTTACACATTTACACAAACTAACTACGAAACTACTTCGATAATAATAATGTAAAAAAAATCTATAAATAATATGAAAAACTTTCTACAAAACAATTCAAACAAAATTTTTACTATTTTATTAACTACTTACACGCTATTTATTTTGACTGTAGTAACAATTGCATGTGCATAGTAAATACGAAACTAACTCGATAATAATAATATGAAACAATTACTTGAATCAATAGCAATAATTATACTTATACTACTATGTTGTTGTGTACACTAAATTATTGTACACTCGCAGAAGTGGCGGAAGACTACTCAACTAAAATTAATGACTAAACAATGTCACTACTTTTACAAACTAAATACGACAAGTTGTCGATAATAAATATGTAACTAAAATCTTAAAAATATATTCTCATGTCAAAATCTAATAACACACTAACTTCAAAGCGTTTCGTTTTACGTCAATCACTTGTAGGTAAAGACACTACAATACAAGTCACATTCAAAAATGGTAACTCAGTT